AGAACGAGACTCTCAACGCATCCGGGGCGGCGCCGACTCTCAATGCAAACACCCCGATCAGTCGCCCGAGCGGCAGGCACGATTTCAGTCGAGTTGGCACCGCATGGCAAGGCAAGGTCAAGCCGACAACCCGCGACACCAACGACGGTATTCACTCCGTGGATGCTGCAGGTCTGGCGAAGCAAATGCCAAAGGTCACGCACTTCGTTGATGACGTTCCTTTGCCGTCCTATCTGATGGAAAGCACCGACCCGGAAACTCGGCGCGATGTCCTGATTGACTTCTTTAAGGGCAACATCCTCGCCCTCTACGACGCGTTCGACACGTTGGGTCACAACCTGACCGTGCGGTCAACGCATTGGTATGATGGGGCGCGACTGATCGCAGAGTCGATTGCGTCTGATAACGGCATCACGAACGAGCAAGCTGCTGGGATCATGGCGGTGCTGTCGCCAATGAAAGATTGGTTCCAGAATGTCGCTATGGCGCAGAGAATGGCGGATGTTTTTGCCAATCACCGTGACGTCGTAATCACGCGAAAGCAGTTCAGCAAGACGATGCGCGGCATGCTTGATTCGGCGCAAGACGCAGCCAAGCGGCGCAAGGAGTTCAAACTACTAGAAGGTCGTTCCATCAACGACCTGTGGGCATCCGGTGATCCAGTGGACAAACGCCTCGCTGCAGTAGCGACCCGACTCCTCTCTCAGCACTTCCACGGCCTGGAGCACCAAGTCCTTTCCCCAGAAGGAGAGAACCTCGGATTGCGCCGGAACCTCGACGGCAGCACCAAGACCATGGTGTGGCAGGCTGACGTGTTTATCCTCAAGGGACTTTCCGTTGCCTATGACGGGTCGCCGGAAAACATCTCGGCGACACTCGGAGGAGAGCATAAAATCCGCAATTTCTACAACAACATCATCGCCCCGAACAGCCCTGCTGGCGATGCCACGATCGACACGCACGCAGTCAACGCGTCGGCGCTGTATCCTATGGGCAACAAAGGATACTTGGTCGGGTTGAGTTTCGGTGATGCCGGTGTCGCTGGCGGCGGGAACTCCGGGATTTACTGGATGTTCCACGAAGCTTACCGGCAGGCCGCCGAAGAACGTGGGATTATGCCGCGCCAAATGCAGTCGGTCACTTGGGAGGCAGTCCGTGGACTCTTTACCGACGACTTGAAACGCTCCAAAGCTTTCGTTGGACAAGTCACACAAATGTGGGCAAATTCTACTGATGCCGAATCCACCCGCCAACAAATCATCGGCCTCGGAATCCGACACCCTGAGTGGGCTCGATTTGACGCCGGAAGTGGTCCGCGCCCTTCAGGAAAGCCTTCCGTATCTGGAAAAGCTGATGGAAAGAAAGCTGACGCTAAGGGAAGCGTACGATCTGGAGTTCGACAAGGGATCGCACGTTCCGGGGAACTGACCACCCCGTCCGAGCAATCCTTCACCCCGCCGCAAGCCGACCCGGTAACGCCACCCGAAAACGAACTCCTCATGGCGTCCGCTGCGGTCCCGGCAGCGATGGCCCGCCGCTTCGGAGTCACTCAGGAATCTGACCCGTTCGCTTTCGCCTACCTGAACCGGCGTCGCGGGAAGATCAACACGCAGGAGGTGAAGACCCGGGCGGACCTTGACGCATTCGCCGAAGCGGAGTTTGCGCGACGTTCCGCGAACAGGTTCCAGGTTGATCCGGAGTCCATCCGCAGGCTTGAGCCGGTGATCCGCAAGGCTGCGGAGAAGCAGGTCAAGTATGGACTGGCGGAAGGGAAGGCTACGCTGGAATTGCTTGATACACCGTCAACCGAGGTCCTTGAGATCCCAGAGTCTCTGTCCGAATGGCTCCGTCAAAACGGCCTGACTCAGCCCCGAAAGCTAGCGGATTTTGAGTGGTTGGCCCGGGTGGCGGCGAAGATGGAAGACCAAACCTTACGCGCCGTGACGGAATCATTCATCGCGGATCGTCGCGGTAAAGGCTGGTCCGCGTGGGTGGAGGAGAACGTCAACCGCCCCCGGAGAGAGGCGGCGGAGTCGTGGGCAAAGACACTTTCTGAGACGTGGAGTAACCCCATCGTGTCGTCTGAGCCAAACCCTGACGGCGGCGTCGATGTAGTCTTTGCCAACGGTGAGAGCGGGTTGTTTGAATCGGTCGAAGAGGCGATGCGCGACGGGCAAGGCGGAACCGGGGTCATCCCGCAGATCACCGACGCTTATTCGCAAAACCTTGCCTGGGACATCCTTGAACACAGCATGGGCTCCCGCGTCAACTACGGACTCGGACGCCCCCGCGAACTCTCCCCGGAGATCCTCGAATCCACCCTTGATCTGATCCGCTCCGGCGAAGCGGGCGACCCTCTCTTTCTCTACGACGAAGAAAGGGCGAGGTCGGCCACGAAGGGCTTGCGCACGATCAAGGCGGGTGAGGGACATCGGTGGGTGTTTGTGCCGGGCGGTGCAGCCGGAGGAGGATCGCCTCAATCCGCTGTCATGGTTACGTTTGAGGATGGGAGCACCATCAAAGCGGCGACCCGTGTTGATGCCGAGAATGCTGCCAAGGACGCAATTGAGGGATACCTTGATTTTAGCGACATCGAAATCGTTGAGGCGTCAAGCCTTTTGGAAATCATCAACGATTACCCGTTGTCCAAATACGATGAAGACTACATCGGGTTTGCGGTGGAATCATCCGCCGATCCAGACATGACCGAGGTCGTCAAGGTTTTCGAGACTCGCGAAGATGCAGAGGAATACGTCGCGGAATACAAAGGCCAATGGGTGCATCGGCCAAACATGTATGACCGATTCAGGATTGACGACACGTTCCCGTCTAAGCAGGAAGCGAAGAATGACGCACGATCTTCGGCGATTGAAGCTGAACTCGAAACGCTCACGATTGAGGAAATCACGGATGTGCCGCCGGACCACATCAAGTCCCTGATGGCGCTCAGCCCTGACTCGTGGTGCACCAACGGCGAGAGCATGGCCCGGGAATACCTTTCAACCAAGGACTACTGGCTGCTGCTCCCACCGACAGGGAGCAAGACGATTGGCGGCATCCGCCTGTTCACCGGCACAAACCGAATGCAGGGCATCAACGGCGTAAACAACGCCGAGGACGCCAGGCAGTTGATTGGAGACCACGCCAAGCGCATCGCGTTGCTGGTGCGTGCGGAGGGCATCGACGTGACGGACGCGGCCACACGCAAGGCAATTGCCAGCGTATCGCCCTCGACCACGAATGAGATCCTGAAGGCTTCGGGCGCTGTGCCGCAGGAGAACATCGCACCCGAGGACGCGATCGTGATGTTTGGATCGGGCGGGACACAGATGAGTGTTGGCCCGGTCAGTCGTCAGTTTGATGAACTCATCGCCGATGTGTTGAAGCCGAGGATCGGATCAAATCGCGATGTCGTTATTTCGGCGGAGCCCCTCGGTGAAGAGGTGACGGATAAAGATGAAAACGGCGATGCGGTGGAAATCCAAGAGGAATATAAGGTTGCGGGCGCGGATGAATCCGGGGCCAGCCTCACCCGGCTTTGGACGAAGCGGAACGGTGTGACGAAGGATTCATGGCTGGTCGCAAGCCGTGACGACTATGATGGCAATTTCTACGAATCACTGGACGACGCACTTCGCGCCATCGAAGAGACAGAGCGTGAGGAGCGCGGATTAAAGCAAGACTCAGACAATGAGTTCAATGTTCGCCGAATGGTGAAGCGCGAGATGAGTGAGGGCGTCATCGGAAGCGATGGTTTTTTCATCACCCCGGTCATCGCATCAACGGGGTCGATTTACATCGAAGACGGCGATGCGCGAATCTCCTTCCGGGATCACCCTGTCTCGCAATTCCGTGAGATGGAGTTCGGGCTTGTCGATAAGGCGATTATTGTCAATTACAGTGACCCTCAAAGCGTAGCGAGCGGACTCAATGAACTGGCGATGTTTTTGGCGAATCGCACCGCTGGCGGCGACATCCTCAAAGCCTCGGGCGCCGTGCCGTCCGGGGATGGTGAATACCGTGGAGTTCACAAGGCGCCAACAGGAAAATACGGAGAAGGTTCATTGGATGCGATGGATCGCACGTATCCCGATGATCTCTACGGCCCGAACGGCCCACGCTACTACGGTGACACCTATGATCCGGCGATGGACCGGAAGATGCATCGCATCATCGTTGCGATGCGCGGAAAGCCAGATGCACCAGTGAAGGTCTACAGGGCGGCCCCAAAAGGTGTGGCGTCCGAAATCAATCCTGGCGACTGGGTTACCCCGAGCCGGGAATACGCAGTGATGCACGGCGAGCGGTTTGACGATGGCGCTGACATCATCGAAAGAACCGTAAAGGCTGGAGAGCTGTTCACGGAGGGTAATTCCATTTTTGAATTTGGATGGTCTCCACAAAGCGATGACATCCTCCGCGCTTCGGGCGCCACCCCCGAGCAACCGAACCGATACCAACGCGAACGCCAACGCAGGATCGACGCGACGGTTCGCGACACCCTGGGCATCGTCACCGGAACCCCGGTCCCGACCCCACCAAAAGAACGCAAGCGCGGCAAGGTGGGCGGCAAGATCGCGCAGAAAATCGCCGAGGTCCGCCGCAAGATGGAAACCCCCAGCGAGGAGCCGCCCCGCACCGTTGCTTTGGCGGACATCCCCGACATGGGCGCGATGATTGGCGTCGTCCACCGTGACGCGATCCTGACATGGCAGGGTATCTACGGCGATGCGCTGGCGATGATCGGCGAGCCCGGAGATCAAGAAGTTGTTCCCATGTTCGTGGGCCGAGTCCCCGAAGGACGCACCGGGGCGACGGTGATGGTCCGAGACGTTGACGGCGAGGCGATGGCGCCCGTGCAGATCCCCGTTCGCTCCCGCGCCTGGGCGTTGGCGATGCCGGAGATGACGCAAGCCTCGCAGATTGTGGTGACCTCGGGAGGTCAGGAAGGGATCCGGCAAGGAACCATCGACCTCTCGGGGATGTTTGGGGGCACGGTTGACGCCACTGACCTACGGAACACGGGGGATTTCATCGGGATCGTTCGAGGGCCGGATGGTGACCGGGTCTACCGGAATGCAGACGATGAGGAGCCGGTGATTCTGAAGGCTAGCGCGGCTACTCCGCTTGCAAATCGCGGATCAGATTCTGATTCAGGCAGCGGCCCTGTGTGGGGGCCTAAGTTCCAAAAGGCTATTTCGCGCGAATACACCATTGCCCTTGCAGGCGACGATTTTGGCAGTCAATACGACATCCTGGCGGCCAAATACAACAACGACCCGAATGCTTCCCCAGAAATGCGCAGTGCGCTTTTGAAGGAGTTGGAGCACTTGGAAAACCTGCTTGGTGATGAGTGGCTCAACAAATACTCAAACGGTCGCACGTTTTCGAAACCTCCATTGTCCGACGACATCCGATACAGCGCCGCCCCGGCCCCTCTCCTCCGAAGCAACGTCAAGGCTGTCCGTGAAGCCTTGAAAAACCGCTTCGGCGGCAGCATCCCGTCCGGCGTCCGCGTCGTCGATCTCCCAAACGAGACGTGGTTTGGATTGATCCAAGGCAACGAGATCCTCGTCAACGCCGCAAGGAATCAAGCTCGCCAAGCTCCGTTGACTGTCGCCCACGAGATCGGGCATTACGTGTGGAGAAAACCGGGAGCCCGCAAGGCGTTCGACCGATTCACGGAACTCCTGACCGACGCAGAACGCGCCCGGGTCGATGAGATCATCCGCGACTTTTACGACGGACCCATGGGTGAATACGCATCCGAAGAACGGGCCGTTCTTGCGTTCGAAAACATGATCGCGAAGTCGGGGCCTGACACGCGCACCGCATGGGAGCGACTGGTCAACCTCGTGACCCGCGCCGTCAAGAAGCTGTTCGGGGTGGCGCTTACCCCAGCCGAAGCCAAGGCGCAAGCGTGGGACATCTTCGCCTCAGGACTTCGGGACTTTAAGGGCGGCCCGATGAACGGAGATGCCCGATACAGCAGCAAGCCCGGCGGGATGTCAAAGGACGCCGCACGTCACACGGAGCTTGAAGCAAAATTCAACGCCGGAACGATCACCGAGGCCGAGACCCGCGAAGCTCAGCGCATCACCCGCAAAGCCGCCCGGGATGCTGGATTCACCGAAAAGGGATGGCATGGCGGCGCAAAGGGGATTAAAGAATTCAGCACGCCGACATTCTTCGCCACAGAGAAGCGATTTGCGGAAGCGTTCGCCAAGCAGTTCCACGGCGACGATGGCCAAGTCTATGAAACCTTCATCGCAGCCAAAAACCCGCTCCGACTTGACCGACTTGGCGTCAAATCAACCCAAACAGCGTTCATGCGGTTCCTTCAACGCAACGGCATCGACCTAGATTTCGACCCGATCACGGTATGGGATTCCGTGCGTTCGATCTTGACCGGCGAAGAAAAGGCGGACACTTACGAAACAACGCAAAGCCTTGTTGATGACGATGATTTCGTTGCCGCTCTCCGCAACGCCGGATTCGATTCGATCACGCAGATTGAGCCAGGTGAAAGTTTGGCGACGGGCAACACAAAATCCCTGATCGTGATTGACCCGTCACAGATCAAACTGGCTGATCCATTCACAGGAGTCAACTTAGACGAGCGCTTCAACCCTGCGAGCGACGACATCCGATACAGCTACGCGGGAGCGTCGGCAAACACCCCTGCTTTCATGCGTGACTCGTTGGAGTCCGCGAGGGCGATGGCGGCGGCGGGCAAGTCGAGCGAGGAGATCCGCGCGGTGACAGGTTGGTTCCCAGGAAAGTATGACGGCAAGTTGCGGTTCGAGATCCCGGACGACGCGGCCAAATGGAGGGTTGTTGACGGACAAACCTACGTGTCAGAGGCGGCGGGACGCAACGCCAAGGTCCGGCTTGGAGCCTTGCTGGATCATCCAGAGCTGTTCCGCGCCTATCCTGATGCGGAAAGCATTACCGTGGCATTCAAAGGAACTGATGGCGGCTCGTTCAACCCGACGGCCAACGAGATCACCATTGGCCGATACGCCGCATTGTCCTCCACAGAGTCGGTTGGCGCGGCGAAAATGTTGAACCAGAGTGCAATACGCACGTTGATACATGAGGTTCAACATTGGATTCAAGAGCGGGAGGGATTTGCGCGAGGAGGATCGTCGCAATATCCCGAGCAAGAATTTGCCCGATTGGAAAAATTGGGCCGAAATAAGCGAAACGAACTGAACCAGAAGGCGATTGAAATCAACAGCAAGATTCGCGCCCTGAATGAGCAATCGATGCAGTCGCCTGATTGGCAGTCTGTCCGCAAGTCGCCAGAATATGTGCAGGCGATGGCGGATCTAGAAGCGCAATACGAGGCAAACCTTGGCCAGACAGCCGCATTGACTCAGGCGTTACGGGATCTGCGTCAGGTCACGACAAGAATGACCGAAGACGAGCGGTTTGATTTGTATCTTCGGGTGGCAGGTGAAATCGAAGCACGCGACGTGCAAGACCGGATGGATCTGACACCGGAGCAGCGCAAAGCGGTTGCGCCCTACAGTTCCGAGAACATTGCCCCCGAGGACGCGATCGTGATGTTTGGCGCTTCCGGCCCGCAGATGAGCGCAGGCGAATCCTCCGACATCCTCAAGGCGTCCGGCGCAGTCCCGGAGGGCACCACCCGCCGCAATTTCCTCAAGACCACCGCCGGAGCCATGGCGGCCTCGTTCTTCATCAAGGCCGACGCCGCGCGGACGATTGCGGACCTCACGGAGTTGATCCCGACCTCACTCAGCGAAGCGGAGGCGATGATGGTCAAGATGAGCCTTCGCGGCCGTCGGATGCAGGACTTTGGCAAGTGGCTTGCCAAGAATCCAGTGTCCGGGAAAGGCACGGTTTCGATCTACGAATCCACGTTGCAAAAGTTCCCCGAAGCGCAAGCACTCGTGGACCGCGCCGCGCAACTCAACCCCGCCGCATTCGCCAGGCCGGAGATGGACGGGATCGACTGGTTGATCGCCCCGGGCGAGCGCAACGCCATCAACGAGACGGTGCGGATTACCCTGAAGCCGCGTCCGCCGGTCACTGAGGACAAGCAGGACGCCAAGCAAACAGGCGAACGCCAGCCATCCAGGCCGCGCACCGGAGGCGAGGCGCTGTTCCCGAGCGGGTTGCGCGAGGAAGTGCCGGGAATGCTTTTTGCCAGCGCAGCAGCGCCGGACATCGCCACGAATCAATTTGGCGATCCTATCAACATCGTGTGGGATGTCCCGCCAGAGTCCAAGATGGACAACGTCATCTATGCGATGCAGGACAAGCAGGTGGACACGAAGCGGATTCAGTCCGCGATTGAAAGCCAGATCGGTGCCCTGGACGACGACGTGAACCCATACCGCCAGGAAACCCTATTCCATGGGAAGACCAGCAAGCAAACCAAAGACTTCCTGCAAGACGAACTGCGTCCGCTTATGGACGACATGGCCAAGCGAGGTGTGGGCGTTGAGGAATTCGAGGAGTTCCTCCACAACCGCCACGCCGAGGAGCGTAACGATCAGATCGCCCGGATCAATCCAACGTTTCAAGGCCCCGGGTCCGGCATTACAACCGCCGACGCTCAAGCTTACCTGCTCGGCCTTGACCCGGCCAAACGCGCCGATTTCCAGGCACTCGCCGCCCGCGTTGACGCGATCACCAAAGGCACGCGCCGGATGTTGGTTGCTACCGGCTTGGAAACACGGGGAACGATTCAGGCATGGGAGGGAGCCTATTCGCAATACATCCCTCTCATGCGTGAGGAGTTGGAGTTCTCGACTACCGGCAGCGGGTCCGGCACTGGCCAAGGATTCTCGGTCAAGGGAAGCTCCAGCAAGCGCGCCACGGGATCCACTCGCCCCGTTGTTGACGTGCTCGCCAACATTGCCATCCAACGCGAGAAGGCCATCGTCAAGGCGAACAAGGCCGAAGTCGGCAAGGCGATTTACGGGCTGGCTCTGACCGCGCCGAACCCGAAGTTCTGGCTCGCGGTGAACCCGGATGCCGTGAAAGATCCGGTTGCGCTGGGCAACGAACTGATGGCCATGGGTCTTGATCCCGCTCTCGCCGATTCGATCATGGCCGAGCCGCGCCAAGCGGTCGTCAACAAGTCCACCGGCTTGGTCGAATACCGGATCAACACGATGGCGCGGACCAGCCCGAACGTCCTCGCGGTCCGTATTCTCGGCAAAGACCGATACGTGTTCTTCAACGCCAACAACGCACGCTCACAACGGATGGTGTCGGCCATGAAGAACTTGGACTCCGACCAACTCGGATGGGTGCTGGGGAATATCAGCAAGGTCACGCGCTATTTCAGCGCGGTGAACACGCAATACAACCCGATCTTCGGGGTGGTCAACCTGACCCGGGACGCCGAGGGCGCAATCATGAACCTTGAAAGCACGGAGATTGCCGACCGCAAACGGGCCGTGTTTTCCAACATCGCCCCGGCATTGTTCGGGATCTATGGCGACCTGCGCAAGACTCGCAAGGGCAAGCCCTCCGGCAACGGCAAATGGGCGAAGCTCTGGGAAGAGTTCCAAAACGAGGGCGGCCAGACCGGATACAGGGACGTTTACGCCACGTCCGCCGACCGAGGCGAAGCTCTCAAGTCGATGATCGATCCCTCGCGGTGGGCTGACTCAGGGATCGGAAAAGTCTTCACGGCGGGCGGGATTCTCAAGATGCCATTGGAAGCGGCCCGCAAGAGCGTTGCGGCCCCGTTGTTTGACCTGCTCAGCGATTACAACGAGGCCATGGAAAACGCTGTCCGCTTGTCCGCCTACGCGGCAGCAAAGGGCAAAGGCTTGACTAATGCCAACGCGGCCAACATCGCCAAGGACCTGACGGTGAATTTCAACCGCAAGGGGCAAATCGCCGTCCAGGTCGGGGCGCTCTATGCGTTCTTCAACGCTTCCATGCAAGGTTCGGCCCGGTTGGCGCAAACCCTCAAGAGCCCGGCCGGAAAGAAGATCATCGCGGGCGGGTTGCTCCTCGGGGTGGCGCAAGCGATCGGCCTTGCGGCGGCTGGCTACGATGACGACGACCCGCCGGAGTTTGTCCGGGAACGCAACATCATCATTCCGTTGCCGAACAAGAAATACGTCACGATCCCACTGCCGTTGGGCTTGCACGTCATCCCAAACTTCTCCCGAGTCGTCACTGAATGGGTGATGGGAGGCGGCGAAGATTGGAGCGGCAAGCTCGGCCAGATCGTGAGTTCGTTCTTGGACGCATTCAACCCGATCGGACATGCTGGATTCAGCGCACAGACCCTGACGCCGACCTTTATGGACCCGATGGTGGCCCTTGGCGAAAACCGGGACTACACCGGGAAGCCAATCGCCCGTGAGGACTTCAACAATCTTGATCCATCGCCCGGTTACACTCGGACCAAGGACACGGCGAGCGAATTCTCGAAGACCCTGGCGGAGTTCATGAACCTTTCCTCGGGCGGATCCAAGTATCGCCCCGGCAAGATCAGCCCGACGCCCGACCAGATCGATTACTTGATCGGCCAAGCAACGGGCGGCGTGGGTCGAGAAGTTCTGAAGTTCGAGCAAACCGGCCGATCCATGGTGACCGGCGAAGACCTCCCGGCCTACAAGGTGCCGCTCCTCGGTCGATTCTACGGCGAGGTCGGCGGGCCGTCCGGCGTGTCGGGCAAGTTCTACGACAACATCACGGAGATGAACGGGCACGAACGCGAAATCAAAGGCCGTCGCGAGAACGGTGAACCGATCGGGGAATACGTGAAAGCCCACCCGGAAACTCGCTTGATTTCGGCTGCAAACGAGGCGGCCAACAGAATTGGCGATCTCCGCAAGATGAAGCGAGCGCAGGTTGAGAAAGGCAACAAGGCCGGGGTGCAGAAGATCGAGGCGCAGATGACGAAAGTCATGGAATCCTTCAATGCGCGAGTGGAAGAACTTCGCGAGAGCGCCAAGAAATAACGCAAAAGGGCCTAGCCACCCGGCTAGGCCCTAATTTCGGTCACTCTCCGTCAAATCATGGCACCACGTGGGTGACGTTCAGGCTCGCGCTGTAGTCGCCCACAAACCCGCCGCCGCCGAATGTTGGAGGGCCAAGGCGGAGAGTCACGGTTTCGGCCGTGGCGTCGGTCAAGTCAAGCCAGAACACGTCACCGGTTGCGCCTCCCGCGAGATTGGTCGCGGCTAGGGCGGTCACGACTCCGGTGCCGTCGTTCCCGGAAGCGTTTGCGACCGTCACCAGAGCCGCTGCGGCGGTAGATGCGTCGATGCCAGCCTTGACCAGAGTGGCGGTCGAGGTGATCGCCGGAGCGACTCCCGCCGTCGTGTTGGTCGATGCTTCCAGATCGGTGACGCCGGAAACACCATACCATTCGACGTTGAGGGTGCTGTCGTTGGCCGCCGCAACCCGCGCCGTCAAAACGACGTTGGCGGAAGTGCCGCCCACGGTGAAATGCGTGTTGATCACGGTGTCGGCAGTGAGCGCGGCGCGGATCTTGGTTGCCACCGCCGCCGCATCGGCGTCAGCATCAAGCAATGCGCATTGCACCGCTTCGGGTGCCGTGAACAGGGCCGACGTCACAAGGATTTGCAGAGTGTCGCTTTCGGTGGGTCCGGCAGCGCTGGTAACGGCAGCGGTCTCAACCTGAGCGGTCCCGGCCCCGGTGGCTAGGTTGACGGTGATTGCCTTGGATGCAACCGAAACAGAGAGCGTGGCTGACGCGGTCCCAGGGTTCACGTAGCGCACGGAGATGTCGTTTCCGCCAAGTCCGGACTGTTTTGCCGTATAGACGAGATCGTTGTTTGACCCGCTGAGGGCGGTCGTCAGTGCAGCCGTTCCAGCCTCCTGAATCACGAGATCCTTGTCCGTGGTCGAGATGTCCTCCAGTTCGGTGGTTGCGTTGGCAACGGCAATCGTCGCGTTTGTGCTCAACGCGCGGGTTCCAGAGTTGCAGACCCGGGCACGAATCTGGTGATTGGCAGCGGAGAACGCAGTGCCGTCAGGCTTGGTGCAGGCGATCTTGATCCGGCTCGGGGTCGCCGTGGTCCCCTGGCTGGAGATCGTCGGCGTGTAGATGCATTCTTCATTCGGCGAGAGCGTCTGAAGAACCGTTCCTTGGTCGTCAACTACGACAAGTTGATCCGATGCGTTGAACCTGATGGCAAGTTCGTTGTGGTTGGCCCGGTAGGTTTGATCCGACTTCGGGCGAGATAGTGACAGAAGTTGTGACATGCCTTTCAGGTTCCCTGATTTTCGGCAAAGTCAAACTGTTGTGCGTGGTTTTGCGCGGTGTCACCCCTCAATCACCACTTTTGCCCCTGACCACTCCTTGCGCTTGTCCCGAAGGAACTCATCCAAAGCCGTGAGGATGCGGTCTTTCATCACGTCATCCTTGACCTTGTCTCGGTGGTTGCGCACCGCGTGAACCAGCTTGATCTCCTTGCCGTCGGCGACAAAGAAGAAACCCGCGACGGCTTCGGTGCCTTTCGGGAGGTTGTCGGCGAATGCGGAGAGTCCCGCGTTGAGGGCTTCAGTCGGGCTTTCGGTCATGAGTCTTTCCTTGCATGGCCAACACGGCCCGGTGTTCCAAGGTGCCTGCTTGGTGATGGATCACCATCGGAAGCGTTCCGTCCGCTGCGACATGCTCATCAACCTGGCGCTGGTGTTCTTTGGCCAACCAGTCGAAAAACGAACCTAAGCCCGCCTCGCGTTCGATCTCCTCGTGAGCCAACAACGCGGCGCGGACCTTGTCTTGAATTGGGATCATGCGGAAAGCTCCGGGGTAGCCTTGAGCTGCTTGCGGTCCAGCGTCTTCTCGGCTAGGACGTCGATCTCGACCTCAACCGGTAGCACGGAGATGAACCAACGCGGGGTCTTGGCAGGCACGCCGCACCCGGTTTGCACTAGACGGTCCTGACGCGCCGGATCGTTGAGAAGGTCGGTGTATTCGGAGAACGTCAACCCGCGCCCCTGATAGACCATGAGGTTGCGGGCGTAGTCCCACCGAAACCAATCCTGGGGGTGCATCCCTGACGGTGACTTGATTTCATCCTTGTCACCAGGGCGCAAACTCTTGACGTGGTTCAGGTAGACTAAATACCGCCATTCCGTTTTCGCCTTCGCCATCGGCAATCAGGATGCCTTGAATGTCTGCGTTGTCCAACAAAAAGCGCCGCCCCGTTTCCAGGGCGACGCCAGTTGAGGTTCGAGTGACCGATTGATTACGCGGCCAAGGTCGGCTTCCTTCCGCTACAGAAGCTCAGGCCAACGTGGTTGATGGCGGTGACCATCACCGCGAATCCGACCTGACGGTCGATGAAGTCATACGCGATCTGGTGACCGTAGACCGAGGACACCGCCGAGCAGTTGACCATTCCCAGGTCACGCAGCTCGTTGGTGTAATGGTTGGTATACATCCCGCGTCCGCGAATGATGGCCGTGGAGCCCATCGCGTAGCCGAAGCCGTAGGGAACGCCGTTGGCCGTCACCGGGCAGATGAACGAACCTTCGGGGTGGGTCGAGGTGTTGTTGGCCGAGGACCAAACCACGTTGCCGCAGTTGGTTCCGTTGGCCAGCGCCACGTCATGGACCATGTAGCCGTCCGCGTTGTGAGACGCGATGCGATACATGCCCCACTTGCCGCGATCCGCGCCGCTCAGGTTCTCGATGACGACATACCGAGGAGCATCCTGAGGGGTGCCTGCGTCCGGAGCCGCCGGGTTATAGGCCGCGCCACCGCGAGGGCCTTTGCCCGACGCGAAGGTGTAGCTGTAGCCCGGGAACCAGCGCAACGGCTTGGTGTATTTGCTGAGGTCGGCCAGGGCCGAACGATAGCCACCGTAGATGTAGCGGTTGCCGCCGGTCAGGCCGGAGGTGAGGGCCTTGCCCAGGAACGCAACGGGGGACTGTTCGCACCCGATCGCGCCATGGTTCGCGGCATTGACGATGTCACGCGAGCGGATGATGTTTCCGTCCAACTCGTGCAACCCGCCAGCGTAGATCACGTTGGCATCGCCGCGCACGTCGGCATTCTGGTGGACACCGTTGGCGATCAACTCCTTGCGCAGCGGAACCAACGCAGTGGAAGGAAACGCATACATATACTTGTTGATCGGGTTGCCCATCCCATCCTTGCCGACCTTGGCCGGGGGAGTCCCGGTGAGGCGGAGCAAAGAGGAAAGGTTGATGATGTCGTTGATACCAACGCTGTCGTTCAGGGTGAGCTGATCGAAGCTGGACTTGCCGCCCGCGAAGAACGTCCCGGTGGCATTGGTCCCAAGGATGAAGGTCATCCCCATGTCTTCGACCATCCAATCAGCGGCCTGTTCGCCGAGGCGTTGGACAGCGGATGGGTTCATGAGTTCGGCCCGGAGACCCATCAACTCACCCATCCGGGCGGTTTCAGAGTAGCCAAAGCGAACCCAATCAACCGTCACGTCGAAGCCGTTCAGCAAACGACGGTCGAACTTGTTCGCGTCGTCGAACGCATTGTCGCCCGTGACGGGGACGTTTGCGTGACCGGTGGAGGTCGTGATGCGCAAGGTTTGACCGTTGCCTTTGGAAGTGTCGGTCTTCGAAAGGATCATAGAATCCTCGGAAGTGCCCTCCATTCCCATAGTCCAATTTTTAGAGCGCTCGCCGTAGCGAATCACCTTGTCCCAGATTTTGCGGACTTCCGATTCCGCCCCGGTCCGCACAGCTTCGCCGTAGTTCGGCGAAGAGAGCAGGGTCGTGATCGCATCCGTTCCAACAAGTGCAGGATTAGTAGCCATTTTCTTAGTGTGTTATTGTGTTTGAGTTAGTCGTTGAGTTTGCTCAAACGGCCAATTCCACGGGTTACAGTCCGAAAGCTGCGAGTTGTTCGAGCAGTGCGGACGCCGATGTCTTGGCCGCCAGGGCGGTTGTGGTCGAGGAACCTCGACCGGTTGGCGGCTTGGCTACCGGGGACGGGGATGTTGTGACGGGTCGTTCAGTGCTGGCCGCTCTTTCGCGGCGGGCCGGAGTCAGGCCGAGTTCAGCGGCGACGAGATTAGCCACGACCTTGGCGAGATCCGCACGGGCAAGCCGAGGGTCTCCAGTCGCGGACCATCCGTCGAGGATTTCCTTCACTCGGTCATGGGCCGGGTGAGTCTCGTCCTTCAGCTCGGGGTAGATCGCGTGAGCCTCCGCTTCGTGCTTGTCGAACTCATCCCAATAAGCCTTTTCATCCGCCGCTTTGGCAGATTGGAACTTGGGGACGAGTTTGGTCAGTGCCTTGATTTCGGCGGCCTTGGCCTTGGCTTCCGCCTTGGCTTCGTCGTCGAACTCCTCCACCGCACGATCAAGGGCTGCATCGGCTTCGGCCTGAAGGACTTCGATCCGGGCCTCAAGTGAGGCGAGGTCGTGAATTCCTTCGGGCAGTCCGTCAATCGCAGGCTTCTCGGGTTGCGCGGCGGTTGGCTCAGGCTTCGGAGCGTCAACGATGCCAAGCGCAGCTTTGGCTCTCGTTTCGGCTTCGCTCGGGCTGATCTTGACTCCAGTCTTCGCCAGCTCCCGGGTGATTGTGAGGGACATTTCCCACACGTCATCGCGCGGGATTCGCATCCGGCGCGTTCCAGGCTCAGGCTTGACTTCTCCGGGTTCCTCTTCCTCCTCTTCGGCTTGCGCTAGTTCCGTGGACTCAACCGGGGCGTCGCCCTCGGTCTTTGGTTTCGGAGCCAGAAGCGCCGCGAGTTCGGCAAGTTCGGGGTCATCATAGGTCACAACATCCCCGGCTCCGTCAGCCGTTGCCAGGGATTGGGTATCCGTCCCATCAAGGACGGCCGTCTCAGTCGTATCGGCGGCGGACGTGAGCCCAGCCTGTTCGAGTAATGACATGCCGCCATCATGACCCTTTCGCGCGGGCTCGCACGGGTAACTTGAGGGCTCGGTTTGCGATGGTTGCGCGTGGTGTCAAGCCCAAAGTTTCGCTATTCACGGAACACCCATACAATGCCCGCATGAACGAACTCGAAGGCTTCATAAAAAAGCATGACGGCACCCCGGAACCGGAGCCGGGTTATGACAAGCCGGTCGCCGTCTTCGATTCCGTTCTGAAACGCCGACTTCAGGAGCACCCGGACGGCCGACGATTGGAAAAGCGCCTTGTGGAGCATTGCATCGCGGAAAAGCTCCGATGCGAAAATGAGCTTGGCCGCGATCACGCGCACGCCACGGGATTTCTGACCGACCCAAACGCCCCGGCAAATCAGCAAGCGAAGCTCGCGGTGCGGACCCACATGGGTCAACGCAAGCTGTTCGACCTGATCTACAGCCTAGAAATGGACTGGCGTCCGATGCTCTATCCGGGCTTGTGGGATCACTCGAACGATCACATCCCGATCACGCGGCGTCAGATTCAGCAGTTGGAAGCGAAGGCGCAAGGCTACTTTTTCGGGTCCGATCCATGGTTCGGAATCGCCCCGACGCCGCTCGGCAACAACGATGCCGAGATTGCCCCGGTCGTTGAGGGATGGGCGCGGTGGGTGGTTGACCGGGCGGATGCCGTCGAAGTGCTCAACATCGCCACGGCGCAAGCGTTCCGGCGCGGCGAGGGCATCACCAAGACCTCATGGCTCCGCCGTCCTGACTATTACGAAACGGATGCCGAAGTCGTGGTGGACAAGGGCAAGCCGATCTTTGCCAAGGACGGCGATTACATTTTCCGCTCCGACCAGTGGATTCGGAACAAGGACGAGAACGGCACGGTGCAGTTCATCTTGGCCCGGGATGGGTTTACGATGCTCCCGACCTACGCCCAGGAGCCGGATCAACTTCAATTTGCCGTCCACACGGTCGAGCGAATTGTGGATTCGGACAACAGGGCGGTGATCGACAACGTCGATTTCCGCGACTTCCTAATCGGCCTCACGGATCGGGATGTGGATACGGCCCCCTTTGTTGGCCACATCTACGACCTGCCCGCGCTGTCACTGACGGCGCAATACTTCCAGAACGACGGCAAGAAGGAGGATTTCCCGAACCTCTTGGCCTACATCAAGAGTCAGGGCGTCGGCAGCACGAACCCGAAAAGCGCCAAGGAACAGCCCCGAGAGGATCTCGGGGAGGCGCTAGGGATGGGCGCGTCAACCACGCAGTTCACCGACACGACCAAGCGCGGGACCAAGATCGGTGTTCTCGAATGCTACGTTCACTTCGACGTCTTCGAAGAGGGCCAAGACCGGAGCTTGATGATCCTCGTGGACATCGACCAACAGAAGCCCATCTTCTACGACTACGCGAGAAACGTGCTCCCTCGGGGCAAGCGTCCATTCTCGATCGTCCGCATTAACCCGGTCGATGGCCGGTGGCACGGTGAGGGAATGGCCAAATACTTCTGGCGTCTCAACTGGAGCGTCGATACCACGGCCAACCGATTTGCGTTCCAGACAATGACGACAGGCACGGTGAGCGCCCTGGACAAATCGGCCTTCACTGACTTCGAAGAGCAAGACGGGCCGGTCACGATCAACGGAGGCGAGCAGTGGAACCTCAAGCCGGGCAAGCAGTTAGAGGAAGCGTTTCAAGTCAAGAGCATCGTGCCAGTCAACCAAGCGGACCTATACACCTACCTCGAACTGCTTCTCCAGACGGTCCAGAACCTCACCGGGCAGGCAAACATGAACGACAACGCCACGGCGGGGTTGAACACGACGAAGACGGCTACCGGGATCAACCAGATGTCGCGCGATGGGGATCAGATGTTTGCGCCCTACATCATGCACCTGTCCCCAGGTCTGGCGCGGGCGACGCAATCCATCATTCTCCTCGCGGCTGATCGGATGCCGGACTCGCAACTGTTTCGACTCACGGACGGCGACGCGGTCAAGATCGAAGCGATTCAGCGGACCAAGGTTGTTGATCTCGAATTCGACATCACCATGACCGTCGCCAGCTTCAA